CATGTACTATCAAAATCATAAAATCTTATTTCACTATAATCATCTTCTCTACCTATAGGAACAAACTGATATGGTATCTCAGTATAGTCACCTTGATTTGGTTTTTCTCTTTTTAGTACTGCATCTGAAAAACCTTTGAAAGAATTATCGAAAGAAGTACCAAAACTAGATCTTCTTCTTGGCATTCTTTTTAATAATATCCACCCTGTACATTTACATAGAATCCATTTGTCAATGAACCTATACCACTTATACCTACATGTAAACCTGATCCACGAGGTAACATTAATCCTCTCATCTTAGGTGCAATTGTACTATTAGCAGTAGAGAAGTTAGTACCTGCATGAGGTACTGGTGAATTTATAAGTGGAAGTATTAATTTTTCAGTCAAACTGAAACTCTGATCTGCAGGAACAGATTCAACACTGGCAGTAAATAAAGGTAAGAACTGTGTAGTTCCTGTCACTGTAGTAACACTTGTTAAGTAAAATACAAAATCAACAGGCTTCTGAATATTTACATTACTGGTAGTTATAGTTCCTGAAGCAGAACTATTTGCAGTAAAGGTATTAGCACCGGTTACAGCTGTCACTGTTACTTCTTCTGTTGGTGCTCCACCACTCTGCACATCAAAAAATAATTTCTGTCCTACTTTAAAATTATGACTAGTTAGAGTGACAGTCAAAACAGCAGCAGCTCTTGTATATGTGGCTGCAGTTGCTGTTACAGAATCAATAACTCTATTAACATCCTTTGTGTATCTAATGAATATCTCATCTATATATGCACCACTGATTTGAGTGTCTGTTAATGCCTGGTCAACATCAAATACTTTAGTTACGTTACCAATTGATGTAGGTAACAAACTGGCAGAGAATAATTGTCCTGTTTGTGTTCTTACAAGAGTGCTGGTAGATGCTGGTCTATCCAACATCATTGGTTGTTTATTTGTTGAGGTAGATGCCAATTTACTGTCCTTCTTTTAAGTTTATTTTAGCGTGAGTACTATTTGTCCTCTTTTTTCTTTTTAGCTTCTCTAGCTTTTTCTAGAGCTTCTTTACGCTTTTCCTTATCAGACATCTCTTCACCATCTTCTTTCTTTTTATTTTTATTTTTAAAATATTCAAGAAGCTGTGGAGGCATCTTTCCTTTTTTGTCAGCCATAATAATTAAGTAAGTGCTATCTAAGTTCTGTAGCAAACATGAGTCTGGTTCCAACTGCTACATCAGCTGGT